TGCATTTACCCCTCCTATAAAATGATTCTACCGCGGTGGGATACGTTTTGGCAAATCGCCTTTTGGCACTCCCGTAAATATTTGTTCAACTAAGAGGGATAGAGTTAATCCTATAAAGGTTGCACCCAATACATAGGGAAGTATAAACCTCAACCTTACAGTAAGAATTAGACAAAAAATAATATTAAGTGCAATGCCTAATAACCCTCTCCATTTTCCCATAGAGAAGATGAAAGCTTCCACCGCAGATAGAATACAGGCGGTGGCTAATGCTGAAATTAATAATGTGCCCATATAAAACATTCTACCGTCTAAAGACGATTCTGTCAATGTCGAAGGCTTTAGCCGAAGCAGACGATGCGTGGGTACAAGTAACGCTTAAGATTGCGTAGACTGCTCCTTGAATACTTCCCGCTGTAAATGTTTTAGCAACATAGAACCAACGGTCGGTAAGTGCAGGAGTAATGGATGCTGATCTAATTGTTGTTAAGTTGGCAGCTGTATTTAGGGCTGGCGGAATTGCAGAACCATTACTTGCGTATCCTCCATCATACTTGTTAGTCGTTAATTGGCCTGTAAGGTTGTCTGTGTAAACAGGTATCAATGTATTGTTTCCGTCATAGAAATCAACTCGTAGTGTGTATGTATCACCAGTAGAGTTTGCATTAGATGGTCGAATTGCTGCTGATGCATAGTAACCACCATCAGGAGAAATGTAAATTTTATCCGATGTTATGGAGTATGCAGTTGCATCATTAAGAGGTGTGAACGCAACTGTGCAATAGGCCTGACCTTGAGTAACTGTGTCAGATAAGTAGTATCCCTTAGAAACTTTTCTAGTTAGGGTGGCATTAGATGATGCTACCCAAGTACCTAGATCTTTTTCAAACGAGTTAGAAGGAATAAGAGACTCTGTAAGATCTCTATATGATTCAGTAGGGTATCCAGTCTTAAGAGCCCAGGTAGTACCCTGCATTGTATAGTTTCCGCCACTAACATTTAGCCGGTTAGCTTTAACAGAGTAGTTGTAGAACCAAGTACTATTTCCTCCACCATTACTTTCGGATTGGGCAGCTACAAATTTTTTGGCTGTGTTAATAGGGTTAACAAATACCGTAGTTCCTGCGGTATCAAGAGGGTCTACAAACCTACTAACTATACGACCATACTCTACCTGTACCCCATCTACGTGAGCAACGCTGGCGCCGGTAGCAGATACAGATATAGTAAATGTACCGTTAGTAACTCCTGCAGCAAGTTGAATAGTTCCATAGATTCTTGTCCAACGACTAGCATTAGCAGATGCTACTGCAAAGGTGCTTCCAGCAATAGTATACGTTCCAGTAACATTACGAACGTAAGCAGAGATTGTAATGTCTTCCCCACCAAATGCCGGATATGGTAGGTAGTAATTGCCTGTAATAGTTCCAGTAGTAGTAAAAGAAAGTTTTCCAAAGTAAGCATTGTATAGTGAAGTTAATGCACCATCAGTAGCTACTTTAGTAAACCCTGTACCAGTCCAGTCAGTAGGAAGACTTCCTAAAGTACCGTCTTCAAAGGAGGGGTTAGATGCAAAGTTATATTTGTTTCTGATCTCCCACTTAGTATCGTTTACTGAATAGTATGTTGATGTGGTTGGGTCGCTAGGAATAACTCCACCCGTACCACCAAAGAATGGTTTAGCAGAAGTACCGTCAGTAACTAAAACACCGTCTAACCAAAACTTATCATTTGTAACACCGTTTGGAAAATAAACTGTAATCTTTGCCATAGGGTATCCGGCATCGCGGGTATACGGAGGCACTACAACAGTATTAGTAATTATAGTTCCTACGGTTGTTGACAAGGTAGTAGAGGTTACGTACGCTGATCCCCCTTCTACATAAAGATCTAGAGCAGAATTGGTAACTGTAAATTGTGTAGAAGAGGCTGTAGCAACGGTACCTGTAATATTAAATGTTGTTGGGGTTACACCCGTAACAACAACATTTTGCCCAACAATAAAGGAATTTGCAGCAGTAAAAGTTACTGTGGTTCCATCAGAAGTTATGTTAGTAATGGTTGTAGGGTTAAATTGAGATAGGTTGACGTTTGGCGTTATAGGATAATACTGACCATAGGTAGCATCATTTACAACGGATGTCTGAGCGCTATCTGTTGCTTGACTTGAGAACTCAATAGCTAATGTAGCTTGCCGGGCAGCTGAGCCCATTACGTAAGCAGAAGCTGTTACTGTTCCACTTGCAGGTAAAGGGAACCAATCTGATATATATGCGGGAGCAGAACCGCTAGCGGTAAGAAGGGCTGATGAGGTTTCAGGAGTATCTGATTTTCCAAAAGTAACCCCTAAGTTTGTAGTGGGGTCTAAAGAAAGACCTCCGTTGTAAGCAGACCACGAACCAAGGCCCGCTTCAAATGACCCGTTAGGAATATAGTTAACCCTATCTCCGCTAACTGTTAGTTGAATACGCTTAGCATCCTGGAACTCAAAGCTTCTTGTGTATTCAGCAAATTGAAATAGGTCAAAAGCAAAACGGCTAGAGGTAGCGGAGCTTGGGGTTACGGTTAAAACTACTTTTGCAAAGGCCGCATTAGCTGGGGACTTAATGCCGTTTCTTCCTGAGTCAGACTTAGAAGTAAACTCTTGCCATGAGGTTGTTGTAGTCAACGCTGTAGGCGTAGCGGTAGTACTTATAAGAGTACCAAATACGTTGTACCAAGAGATTACTGCTGTGACCGTAGCCGCATTAGAATCTCTATGAAGAACCCAACCGCTAAATACGTACCTAGTATTTGGAGATACCACAATACCGTTTAAAGTAATGTCTGAAGTTCCAGGAAGGGTAAGAGTAACAGGTGTGGTTGCTGCTGTAGTTAGCTGACCAAGTCCTAATAGTCTAGGTTTTGTAATAGGATCATATAAAACCACAGAGATAGAAGGAGGATTAAAGCTGGTGATAGTTGCTGAACCTGTTGCTCCAGTCACTGCTGTGCCTGTTGCTGCATTTGTTACAGTGAATTGAGTTGAACTAGCTGTGGCTATAGTTACGCCGCTTAAGTTAAATGCTGCAGTTGAAAGTCCAGAAATATTAACTGTCTGGCCTGCAGTATAGTTGTTATTAGCCGTGTATGTGACCGTTCCTCCTGCAGCGGATGCCGCAGTAACAGTGGCTATAATTGGATAGGCTACAGAAACAAAAGTTCCGCTTGAGGCTACCCATCGACCAATAGATTCTTCAAATGATGAATCATTATAATCAAGCATTAGGTTGTGCCCACGATATATCTTAGATGGCCAATGGGTTAGTCCAGTAGCATAGCTAGATATACCTGTAGTTGTTCCTTTATAAGCGCTAATAACATTAGACACCCCAGTTAAAGATCTGTGGTAGGCGTCTCCTAGGACAGGCTCGTAATCAAACCCAAAATCCATAATCTTATACTTAAGCAAGGAAGATGGGGCGTAGGTTTTATCCATGCTCTTTGTTAATAGATTAGCTTGAGATCTAAAGACGTCATATTTTAAAACAAAAGCTGATAAAAAGTTTAAGAAGTCACCAGAGTTAGGTTCACCGGTAACGTCGCCAATGGCAGAATCATCTGAGTTTAACCAAGCCCTTGGAATCCATTTAGTAACTTTAGTTAAAGAACCTTCGTCTACTGCGTTGATAACATAGCTGTTTCCGCAGGCGATCCACTTTAAACCGTTAAATACCCAAAGAGAATAGTTTATTTCTTTTCCTACGTAGTCCTTTAAAGTATCTACATAGTTTACGCTAAAGTTAGAGTATGCCCCACCAGCCAGCATTGTTGCATCATCGGGATTATCTAAAGAACCTGAATAACTCTTTACAAGTTTCCAATATGTAGGTGCCCCATCAGCAGGGTCATAAGAAAATCTAGACCAAGAAATAGAGATAGAGTTGTAGTCTATAAGGTTTGCAACAATACCTGAATTGTAGTAAACGCTGATAGTTGATACTTCACCGTACTTAAATCCAGAACCATATCTACTGGTACCGTATTTAGACATTTAACTCTCCTTAGTTAATTCCACCAGAAATAGTTGACACTAGGTTAGTAGGAGTCAAGTATGGGATTTGATTTGAGCTTAACGGTAGGGACGTAGCCACTGTTGTAGTTCCGTCCGTAGACAGCTGCGTTACGTTAACAGATAGTACACCAGGAACCGCAGCAATTGCGCTAACAATGCTGGATAGATACACAGTATCTCCAAACCCATTGTTTGCATAAGAAAAATACCCATTAGTTCCAAGCATGGCTTGGTACACAGCAAGTCTTACATCTGATTGCTTATATGAGGAACCAATAGTAATAGTTGAGCTAAGATAGATCGGCACATATGTTGGGGGAAGAACGTTAAGGGTAATTCCGGCAGGGGTCTTATCCGACATGTACGCTGTAACAGCAGTCTTGATATTGTTCCACGCTGTAGTTGTTGCAGCACCACCACTAGTTGCAGTTTTAATAACAAGGCCAGTTCTAGCATTAGTATTGTCATAAGTTCCTGTTACAGAGCTTGTTACTGTAAAAGATGTTAGGTCAGTAGATACTGAAGCAACGGTTGCTCCCTGAAGATTGTAGGCTACCGGATAGATACCTGTAATATTTATGGTATCGCCAACTGCAAGGGAATGTTTTCCTGAGTTAGCAATTGTATAAGTTACCGCAGTTCCTGAACCAACAGCATTACTTATAACATATTGAAGGTATCCTGGAGCAGCATTACCGTCATTTTGAGTTTGTAGGTAAAGGTTTACAGATGAGTAGACGCTTGAGGAAGCATTGGCTTTTCCGACTTGTGAAACCAACAACGCAAGAGAAGAGTAATCCTGCAAGGTAACAGCTCTACGACGTGCCGATACAGCAGCTTTAATCTTAGTTCTAATATTTTCTAAGCCGTCCGCATCTGCACCACCAGTAGAAGGAAGTGCGTTAGATACTGATAGGTACGACGTAGCTTGTGGGTCTAAGTTTCCAGGAATAAAGGTTACTTCTGTTACAGACAAAGACTTTACATTTCCTGCTATTCCTGCGCTTATTTTAAACACCGCACTAATAGTTTGGTTAGCTGCAGGGATGGACCCATTAACACCGTCACCAAACACAATGCTTACTGTTCCGTCCGCACTTCTTAAAGTAGTAAAGACGTTATCTGTAGGTCCAAACTCTAAAAGGTTATCCGCATAGTTCCAAGTGCTGAAAGCCGCGCTTTGTCCAACGTATACATAGATGGAGCTGTCTACCACACCTGCTTGATAGATAGGAAAAGTCTGGTTTGACGTGCCGTCAGAGGTTCCAATATTTGATGGCAATGCTTTGTTGTACGTAGGGTCAATCAAGTCTGGGCGGTCGGTGTTTACCGTCTTTCCTTCTTGGCAAGTTATTGTTGTAGATAATCCTGCGGCTAAAGCTGTTACGGCCGTAGTTGTTTCAAAATAAACTTGTGAGAATACGCCATAGCTGAGTGGGGCCATAACCTGGGTACCAATTGGAATATCAATTGATTGCCCGTTAGTATTTACATTAGTAAAAGTAATATCTACTGTTGCGGGTGTGGGGCCTGATGGCTTGTAGTCGTATAGGTTAGCAAAAGATAAGAGGGTCGTTCCTTGAACGGCGGTATCGATAGTTACTTCGTTTGCTACCTTGTCCAAATAATGAGACATTATGTCGCCCATATAAGCAAACGATTCAACCAGCACATTGCCTAGATCAGAGTAGTCAGTAGGGTTCCAAGTCTTACCTGTTTTTGCATTAATCATGGCAATAAGATCCGCCTTGAGTTGGTAAAGTCTCTAGAGGTATAGTCAATTTGCATTATTGTGTAACCGTTCCGTTGATATTAAATGTTGCTGTGTTTATTGGGAGAGTTGCTGTGGTGTTGTCTGGTAGGACAAGTTCAAGGTAGACATACTCATTACCATCTTGTTGGTTCTGAATTGAGATGCTTGCTATCTTAACGTCAGGTACCCATGATCTTATTGCACTTGTTAGTGCTTTTGGTATTGCTTTTGAGGCATCGCTTTCTGACTCAAAAAGAGCTTGTGCCCAGTTTACCCCATAATCTGGAAGCATGGGGCGCTGACCAATATTGGTAGAGAGAAGTGTAAGAACCCTATCAATATAGATCTTGTTTGAAGTAGGGGCGGGATTTAGTACGCCAAAATTATCTAATAGAAAAGGATACGATATGGCGCTAGTCATGCTTGTACTCCAATCCATACAGGGTATTCAGGATCTCCAGCCTCAAACATTACCCAGATCTTCTGACCTGGCTGAGGTACTGTTCTATGAAATGTATGTTCCGGTGTTGTTTTCGATGTGTCCGTACTTGATGTGCCTGGGGCATAAAGCCCGCTAGCAGAAGTATACTTGCTATTTTCTAGTGTGTCTGCCGTAGATGTCGGTGCACCAGAGGCTACCTGAAGTGAGGTATTAACCATGCTATTTGTACTAGTGTGTGGGTGGTTTAGCTGACCTGTAATTGTGTTAGGAATTATAGGGCTGGCGGGAATATAGGCTACAGCTGTACCAGAGGAACCAGAAGTTGTGGCCTCAGGAGGATCAGTTACGGTAAAAGAATATACGCTTCCAGAGGTTATTGTTGCTACAGAGGTGACCTTATATACCCCGCCATTAATTATGATGGGTGCCCCAGAAGAAGTTTGTTGAGTAGCTGAAGAGTATCTGTATGTGGTAGCCGCCCCAGAAGGTATTACAGAGGAAATTGTTAGTGTGCTAGCCGTAGATAAAAGGGCGGCGATCTTAGCGGCCGTATGTGCTTGATGATCCGGGTGATAAGAGTTATCAGTAACTGGAAGGCAGGCCTTAGCCCAGGATGTTTTTTCCATGCCACTAGGTCCAGGGATCTGTAGTTGGATAGCAAAACGACCTTTAGGATCTGTGCCAGGCAAGACAACCGCTGAGTATATGCCGTAAAATCTACGACGACCCTGGAAGTCTAGTCCGTAATCTAACTCTGTTGGATCAGTCATTTAATAGTCTTTCCACTAGTTGCTGAGTTCCATTGTACCTTATTCTTTAAGAAGTCCGTATTGGGTGGCGTATCTTTAAAGGGCGTTATGCCAGGCACGTTTGGAACCCCAACATTAGAAGTGGTTCCCACCGCGGTAGAATTAGTTTTTCCTGTATTTGTAACAAGGGGTGACCCATTAGGTGACACAGTATACGTAGATAATGTTACCTCTGAAGGCGTCAAAGATTGACCAGCTAGATCAGATTGTACATCCCTATTAGCAGCGTTGCTATAGGCGTTAGGATTTGTATCCCCAATATGGTCTGTACCAACCTCTAGTTCTAATAGGTAATCCGCAGGACTTCCACCAAACATGTGTCTTACTGATAAGACTGTCCAGTACCCAGACAAACCATTAGGCAACCCATCTAAGTAGATAGGATCATAAGGACGAAGATCCGGATAACCAACAACAGTTACAGTAGCCTTATGTTGATACCTATGGGAATTATTGTAGTCATCAGCAATGTGCTTAGAGTCAGCAAGGCTGTTTGCAACCTCGTATACGTGGTGATGTGTAAAAGCGGCTTCAATTTGTGAGCCGGTTTTGTTATTAGAAAAGTTACTCATTTTAGGAAATATGTACTATTAGGTACAACAACTCCTTTGTTTGTATTAGAAGCAGGCACATGCTTATGTTTAGCTTTAATGGTCTTACCTGTATTAGCTTGAACTCCTGTTACTACTCTATCTACACGTACACCTGCCTCAGGAGTACTGTCAGAGATGTGAGGTGTAAATGACACAATGCTTCCAGTTACCCGTAGTTCTTTAGGAACAAACCCATCATTTTCATTGTTTACATACTTAAAGTACGGGGCACTATCTTTTTTGCTGGCATAGATCTTGTCTTTAGATACAAAAAATAAAGTGGTGTTGTGCGAGTAAAGTGCAAATCCGGTTTGACGTGCAAGCCGTTTACACAGCTGCCAATCACTTTGACCTGCTTGTACTATGCTGTCGCGTTGGCGAGGGTGACGTTGAGTTACCGCTGTAAAGCCATACTTCTTAGCAATCTCAGATATACATTGGTCGGAAGTTCTATTGAGGTAGATCTTTTGAGCAGTCTCTTTTAGTAAATACGAGGCACCCACACAGATAATATCTGTGTTTCCACCTTGCCATGTGTTGTTTTGCTGAATCTTGTAGACATACCCCACCCATTCAGACTTAAGCTTTTCTGATCTAAAGTTAAACTTAACTGGGTCGCCTGATACAATGGCTTCTTTTTTATTAAAAGGGTGGCCCTTAAAATGCAACACCAAAATGTCATGCTCTTCAATATTTAAAGTAAGCGAAGCTGATATTAAAATTAAATCCATGTCAGGAGCTTTAGGAAACGTTACTTTAAACGAGCTGTCTAAAGAAGCATTTTGCCAAATAAACGGCCTAATCGCAGAGGTATTAGTTTCCATATGGAATCCTAAGTTGGGTACCCGGTGTGATATTAAATGGGTCTAGTATCTCAGGATTAATATCCATGATCTCCCACCAATACTTAGCTCCTAGGTTATACCGCTTAGCTAGTTCGCCTAGGCTATCCCCATCTATCCAGGTATAAAGTAAGTAACTTACAGACACGTTTGTAGGAAACTTTCTAAACACTGAGATCTCATAAGTGCCAGAGTACTTGTTAGGTGTTTGAGTTAAGGTGCCGTCGTAATATCTAGATACTCGTTCTATAGTCATGGGTTAGTAGGCCCTGTCGCTGGGGTTGTCGGATTCTTTGCTGCATCTTGAATAGCGCCTGTGTACTTAGTACCATCACTAACTCCGTAAGCAGGATACCTAGAGAAGGTGATGTCTACCACAGATAACATAGGAACCATTTCAGTATTAAAGATTACGTGGTTTACGTTAAGAGATGCTACAGAACCAAAATAACGCATGTTGTCATTTAAATACATCCATAGAGGGATACCAGTAATATAACCAATGTCAGCAGACCCAGTATCTTTAAAATCTGAGTTAAGAAGGGGGTTGTTTGTAATTGGGTCACCTGTTAAGCATCGATACAAAAATTCTAGGTCGTATTCTGTACCTCTACTCATAATACCTTTAACCTCATCAGAAGTTAGGCTTCTACCGTAAGCAGCAGGAACAGAGATTTGAGTAGACCCTAGAGTGTTTAAATAACCATAGCCATAGACAGCGTTTAAATAGCCAAGGTCTATAATTCTATTTAAGTAAATCTGTACAGTTACCGTTTGGTTACCTGTTAAAAGTGCGGCGCTATCCTTTGATCCAAATGTCCAGTCAACTGCGTTTTGAGCTGATGTTTGATAAGAGATAGATGTAGGGTTATACATAAACCTAAAACCCCACTGCTTAGCCTGATTAGGTTTAGAAGCTTTTCCAGCAAGCGCACTTGCATTTGCGGTATTTAATACCGATGCCGAAGTAAGGTCTTGGAATATACGTCCACGTTGCAGGTAGCTATACTCAGGAGCGGGTGTAGCAGTAGGTCCCTGTGCTTCTATAGCTCTCTTTAGGGCAGAGTACTCAGAAGCCTCTAAAGATGCACGTGCAGACCTATCATTAAATGCGTTAGGATCCGTATACTTTTTAAAAATACCGTAAGGTACTGACCTGCTGTACACATGTGGAGGCGGGTTCCACCGAGTATCGTCTGTAGGAGGCGCTACGTCTGGTATTACAGGTGTGGGGTCTGGTGTACCTGTATTGTTACCTTTACAGACAGAGTCATCCCAAAATTTTTTACTGGTTGCAGAGGCTTTTTTGATCCATGCTTGAATTGCTGGATACGAAGGGGTCGGCCAAGTTGTAGGTCTTTGACCCATTTCTGACCTAAAAGATGCGGCTGTAGCATTTTCGTCAGAAGACCAAAAGCTTATAATTACACCGTGGATACCGTCGTCTGGTATGTCAATAAAGTAACCCCATCTGTTATTACATTTGCTCCATACCCCTTTGGATATGGTAGTGCGGGGAGGCCAATTACCTGCAGCAAGTTGGTCTTTAAACCACGTGGCTACAGCAGTTGTTGGGTAAGAAGGGTAGCCCGCAGCCCTAGTAAACTTAATTGTTGGGGCTTTTTTAGCATTATTCAACCAGTCGATATCTGTTACTGGAACCTCAGCCCCACCCGGATCGCTTTTCGTCTGCGTAATGGTAAAGCTGGGAGTAATGGTGCGAGCCGTGTCTGAATTATTAGAGATGGTCCATTCGGTATGACTATCTTTGTTTACAACTTTTCCTAGGTTTACGTTTGCAGCAGAACCTACGCTAACTACTATGTGTACATCATCATTGTATTTGATTAAGGTGCCACGTCCCGAAGTAGGAAGAAGTTTCCAGGCAGCGAAGGTAGGTGTGGATGACTCGTACACATCAACCACATACCAAGCATATTGCTTTGGATCAACCTTATCTGGAGAACCATTAGATACGATTACAGGGTCTGTGCTTACTAAGTTGTTGCTCAAATCGCTAGGGGAAAGGCCTTTATCATTCTTAGATACGTAGACTCTTGCAGTAGCATAGTAATAAGCCATTATAAGGTGCTCGCAATCTGTTTCAATGTGTGATCATTCTTAAGCTTCTCGCCTATTAAGCGAACAAGCCTATCTGTTTCTTGAACGCTTCCATGAGCAATTTTAACATTCATATGAAGGTTTACGGTCACATTTCCTGTACCAGAACGACCTCCGCTAATAGTGATGCTTTGATTATTCATAGCACCGGCAGGTGAGAAGTTAGATGGCAAGTTTACGCCAGCCGCTGGGCCGCCTACTCCAACCTGCTTAGCCATAGTATCTGCTTCTGACAAGTGCTTAAGGAAAGATCCGCTCGTATAAGTAGACCAGGCTTTAAATGAACGACCATTAGAACTTTTAGCCCAAGCAGCTTGAGCATTGTAGTTAGGGTTAGGAAGCCTAGAGGCGTCACGATACGGGTCGTTATACTGCTGCCAATGCTTCAATGATCGGATCTGGAATAAGCCAATACTTGGGCCCCACTTAGAATCCTGTAATCCTACATCTCCAACAGCATTTGAACGCCCACCGGACTCAGCAATTGAGATCGCATAAGCTGTGCGTAAAGCTTTACCATGAAAACCTTGTTGTGAGATAGTCCGTATAAGACTCTTCTTATCACTTGTTACGGGTCCCTTATAAGAATCTGGAAGGCTATCAATATACTTTTTAACATCTTTTTTAGGAAGCTTCTTAACAACATCCTGCCAAGAAAGAGGCTCACCAGACGCAGAAACTTGCGACAACAGGGATGCAAGTGGGGCACTAGAAAGTGCTCCTGGCGATACAGGTACAATTTTTTGGTTTGGGTTATAGCTACCAGATAAGAAACTTCGCACTCCAGAGTTCTTGCTGGTGTTCTTAATGTAACCTATTGACTTATCTGAGCTACCTGTTAAGTATGGAAGAGGGTCTACCTTTTGACCATTCTTTAATACTTCAAAGTGAAGGTGCTGGTGAATGGAATCTCCGTGTCCAGGATCGGAGGCATTACCACCAGATTTTGCAATGACCTGTCCAGCTTTTACCTTCTGGCCTCTAGTTACTAAGACTTGTCTTAAATGTCCGTATCTAGTTGCGGTACCGTCATCATGCTTAATTTCAATGTAGTTACCGTAACCCTTTGCCTCGTTACCTATATAAGATACGTGCCCATCTTTAAACGCCCTGACGTCGGTTCCAGACTTAACTCCTAGGTCAAGACCGTGGTGGAATCCAGCTCTGCCGTGGTCATCGGCTCTACGTGGGCCAAAGGGAGAGGTGATCTTGGTTCCTGCAGGTGTAGGATAAACTTTTGGCGTATCACCAGGAGAGGTAGATAAGGCAACTCCCGCTGTACCCAAATTTCCATAGTCATTAGGTCCGCCGACACCTCCACCTAGTATGTCGCCCACACCTCCCGCTACAGTGCCCGCTACAGCCCCTTGGAGGCCCCCTGCAGCCAGTCCTGTTAATGCACCTTCTCCAAGGTCAAAAGCAAAGTTGCCAAGCTTTCTAGCCCAACTAGGAAGGTTTTTACCCTTTTTATTTAAGAACTTTTGAAGCCATTCGCCCCCAGCATATATGCCTGCAGCTAAACCAACACGCCCTGCCTTACCCAGCATAGAGCCTTTACCTAATACTCCAACACCTTTACCAAATTTTCCAAGGAATCCTGGCATGCTGCCGCCGCCGCTAAAGCCGGTACCTTTACCACCAAACATATTTCCAAGCATCCTAGCCTGTATTGCTGATCCACCAAGACTTGTTGCAGCGCTACCTAGACCAGTAAGAGTAGCTCCAGTATTTCCCGCACCTGGTAGGGTTTGAAGAATTCCTTTAAGAGTCATCAACCCTTCATTAATAGGGCCAAGCAATCCAGCCATAGTACTAAAGCCATCATTAACAGATGCAGTGGTACGAAGAGCTACGTTATAGCCACCAACTAATCCTTGCTCTGTTGCAGCAAGCTTTCGAGTTTCACTACTATTAAATCTAAATTGAGAACGAGTAGGAGAACTCTTATCAACACCCATAAGATCTAACATCTTATTAGGGTCTTTGCTGTTCATTGCAGCGGAGTAAGCTTTACCTGACTTAGCACGTGTTCTTGCTACGATGCCCGCTTGAATCTGTTGGATAAGATTTGGGTCCCCACCAGCAAGCTGAGCTATTGTGCTATAAGAACGAGAGCCAGTGTTGTAAACTAGCTGAGCTTCTTCTGAACTAATCTGACGACCACGGTAAAGGAAGTTGTATACCTGGTTAATAATTTGATCAATAGGCTTTAGGTTTCCGTTGTTATCGCGGATACGAATACCTGCACGAAGGAACATCATTCCATTCATGCCACCAACCGAAGCCGCTGCAGCTTCGTTAGACATACCTGACTGAGCGCTAAGGCCAGCAAGCTGTCCCATAATGTTCTTAGAGCTTAATGAGTTAGCGGTGTAGCCGCCGTAAGCAAGGTTCATAGCTGCCATGGTTGGACCCATAGCGCTTGTAGCTCCCCCGCCTACTTGCTTATTAGCTTGTAGAATTGCTTGTCGTGAAGACATGCCGCTCATACTTGCATAGGAATCAGCAGCAAGTCTTTGAGTTACAGCGGCCATTGTATTTGGCGCCATACCCATAAATGCTTGAGTACCTACTGCTACCCCTAGCCCAACTTTTGCAGCTGGACTCATAGGGGCTAGACCAAGACGACTACCGCCAGGCTTATCATCTTTATTCTCTACGCCCTTAACCGCATCGGTAGTTTCTTTTATCATCTTGCCGTATTTTTTTGCGATACGGTCTACATATGATTCTACGTCTTTAAATAGGCGAAGAAGTTCTTTAGGCAGGTCTTGAAACAGTGCGTCTTGGTTTACTTTAGGTGTGCCGTCAGCACCGTCTGTCGGGCTAGTGTAGTTTTGACCACCTGCCATTTAAATCACCGCCTAACCTTTTCCACTGCTTTGTTTAACCAATTAATTCGTTCTCTCATGCTGAGTTCACGAACTTCTTTAAGAGACCATCCAGGATACTGTTCGGACAATAGTCCGTACATCTCTATAAGGTTCTCGTAGTCAATCTCATTCTCGAAATAGATCCGCTAGTGATAGCGGAAGCGGTACCTCCGTGCCGCAAGACTGACATTCTTTTTTCATATCTCCGAGTTGTGGGCCTGGGTTGCGGTCTGTAATTGCCTTTAATACTGTTCTACGATCCTGAATAGACAGGCGTCGTACTGCTTCTGGGTCTAGTAGGTCCTGACCATTAATGGAAATGATACATTGTTTTAACAGAATTGTATCTAGTTCCGCAGAAGTTTTATTTACAGATTCTACAATAGCTTTCTGTAAGTTGCCCTTAGGTAAGGTTGCTACTATTGGCCCTACTTTACAAGGTACGGTGAACTCACGTTCACCATCAAATGTTTTGATTGTAACATCTTTATCTAAGTCTAGCTCAAAAACTTGTTCTTGGCTACACTCAGGGCAGACCCCAGGACCAACCTTTACCTGTGAACCAAAGGTAGCTTTACGTATTGCCAAAAGCAGCATCTCTCGATCTCCAGAAAACAAAGCATCTAGTAGATCTTTAGTTGCTGGCTCATCGCCAATCTTAACTGTGGCTCTTTCTAAGATTAATAGTAGAGACTTGCCGGGATCACCGATCTTAGAGACCGCTTCTTCATCGATACCGTTTAGCTCCCGTACCTCGGCGGTATTGATGACCCCAATAAAAGGATCAAACAACCCGCCAGGTAGAGATACTGTGGTATCAGGAGGCAAAGTAATTTCAAGCTTACTAGCTTTTACTGTTGCCTCCTGCTCTGTCATTGCTTCTTGAGCTAGTCTATTAACTAGGTCTGGATTTTGTACCGCATTTATAACTGTATCAGTAGTCATATTGTTTACCTTATCTTATTTAGTTAGCTGATAGTGATTTCGTCTGCAGTTTGGCTTGCGTCGTAGCCTGTAGCGTACACTACATCAAAACCTTCATGTACAAGAGAGATCTCTTCTACCATCAAAGTATTTGAACCCGCATCAAGTCCGCTATAGCCAAGAGAAGTAATCCAGGCATTGTAGACTTTAAAACGAAGCGAGGTATGTAGTTTCTGAGGTGACGCTACTGGAGAAGGTCCGGTTGATCCATCAAACGCCTTTGGGTTTGGATGGCTGAGAACTTGAATATCAAGATCGCAACGGAAATTCGCACCTACGCCAGAAGTTGCACTAGGAGTCATGACTGAGAATAGTCGCTTCATCCATAGGGCATTTTCACCATTACCAAGCATTACTCCCTTAGAAAGAGTAATAGGTGTGAACGCTGACTGACCAGGGATCTGGTGCACGTTAGTGTTGTATCCACCTTCACGGTAAGCGATAGATTCTGTTGTTACGCTAAGTCCGGAGAGTGAGACAAAGCCCATCTTTCCAAAGTTAGTGCCCCACTTGCCATCATCTACTTTTGGTAGAAAAGTCACTACAAACTTAAAATTACGAACTGGATCCGTAAGCAGTGTACTTAGAGTATTGCTATATGCTGCCATTTTTTTCTATCTCCTTACGCCGAAGCGTTTCCGGTAAGTTGTCCAAGCTTAATGACAACAAACTCTGCTGGGTATTGTAGTGCAACGCCTACTTCAATGTTAACTCGTCCATTTTGGATGTCCGAGAAAGTTGTTGTGCTCTCATCTACCTTTACGTAGTATGCCTGCTTTGGATCAGTTCCACGTAGGCCACCCTGTTGCCAATAACCAAGCAAGAAGCTGTTAAGGCTTGAACGGATCTGTGACCACAAGCGAGCATCATTGTTTTCAAAGATAGCAAATGAAGCAAGATCTTTAATCTGCTTTTCAATGAAGATCAAAGAACGTCGGATATTGATGTAGCGGTTGTTTGCCGTGTTATCTAGTGTACGTCCACCCATAACAACAATTCCAGCGCCTGGAACCTGACGGATAGCGTTAACTGGGTCAGCAGAACTGTTTAGGGCATCAAGCTCAGCATTTGTAAACAAGTGCTCAGTAGATACTGCCAAAGCAATCTTGTTGCCAAGACCTGCTGGAGTCTTAAATACACCACGAGACGCATCTGTAGCCAAGTATTGGCCTACGATTGCTGCTCCTGGAGCCTGAAGACGGGTTGCTCCTGGGATCTTATTACCGTCTGGAATATTAATCCATGGGTAATAAGCAGCCGCAATGTTACCGGTTGTGCTAGCAGCGGCAACTGCAAGTGTTGCAGTTACGTTTGTCTGTGCTGCTGAAGCTGACAAGCCGGATTGGGTATCAATAACTACAAACGCATCATCACGGGTAGCTGCGTAAATCATAGCATCTCCGTGGAGTTGAGTTGTAAGGGTTGATGTTGCTGCGTATGCTGCATCAGGTGCGTAGATAACCAATGGGTTATTGATGACATCAAAGTTAGCCCAAGCACCAGTAGCTGGTGATGAGGCTGCGTTGTAGTAATCAGTACGGCTTGGGGCAGTACCGTCTGCTCCACTAGCAAATAGTGTAGGAAGGGTAGCGGTCTTAAACGGTGTCTTAGTAGCATCAAAACCGGATGCTCCGATAGTTGCGTACGTAGATAAGGTATTAATAACGCTACGAACATATCCTCTAGCAGTAGAAGACATACTTAGATCTTGGAAAGACTCAACTAGTGTGTAGTTGGTTCCAGATACTGAGTAGATATTCAAACCAAATGTGGTTGAATCCCCACCAGGAACAATCTGAGCAGCATAGCTATTAGCCCATGCGCCTGGATTGATAGCTGTAAGTGTGAATACTGGGTTAGAGGTTGTAACTACTGTTGCTGTAGCTGATGCTCCAGTTACTGCTGTACCGGTTGCCGCGTTAGTTACTGTGAACTGGCTAGATGTAGCTGTAGCGATAGTTACAGAAGTTAGGTTAAACGCAGATGTTGATAGCCCAGTAATAGATACTGTCTGACCAGATGAGAAGCTGTTGCTAGCGGTGTATGTAACAGTACCTGCTGTTGCAGATGCTGCAGTAACAGTAGCTGTTAGTGTTGTGCCGCTACCGTCGTTAAAGGCAATAGTACCGGCTGCTGCTCCTGTACCAGCTAAACGCTGCACATAAAGCTGACGGCCACCATTAGCAAAAAAGCTATAGGCAGCCCAAGTTGTTGGGTAGGAATCATTTAGGCTTCCGAAGTTCTTCACAAACTCTGACCAGCTGCTGACTAGAACTGGAGCAGCAGTGCTGCCCTTGTTTAGCCAACCGGCCATCGCACCGACTGCTTGGCTTACGTTAGCAAGCTGAACTGCCTGTGGAAGAGATACTTCTTGGACGTAGACTCCCGGGCGACTGTATGTTGCCATTTGGGTTTACTCCTTAGGGTTAGGTTGTTTTTTGGATAAACGAATTATGCAGTAGTTATGGGCGAATTTACAACGTAGTTATATGAGATATTGGGGGCCTGTGTGACCTGGTATACCTGAGCAACTTGATCAGGAAACAGTTCAGCGCTTACACGGATATTGTAGACATTGCTGAATAAACGCTTGTTTGATTCAGTAGTGTCTCTCTTTGAGAACCCCAACATATCTAGACGACGCAAAGTATCATCTTCTGGTATGTAGAGCTGCCCAAATCTAAATGGTAGCCGACCTTGTGCAAACAAGGCAGCCACTAACTGTCGGTCATGTCTAGGTTGACGAGACCAGGTAGAGATCTGGTAGAACAAGTCTACCGGAATAGGAAACTGTGTTGTACTGATAATTTTGCCGTTAGCGTCCGCCTGTATGGTTACATCTTCTGGCTGATAATTCATGTAGACGTATCCACGGTGTGCTCTCTCAAAATCTTCTTTAATTCCCACAAGGTCAAGTGTAATGTATGGATAGGACTGTGTGCGCAGATCCTTGTCAGGCTGGCCGTAGTAGACGGCTACAGGGCGAGACGCATTACCTGCGTCTGATACGGTGATGCCTGAGAGTAGCCCTTTAAGAGCAGCGTCTTCGTTTAAAAGAAATGGCATGCTATCCCTCGATTCCTAATGAGAAGGTTCTTAGAGCAGGAGATGGAGGAACGCTTTGGGTGCCGTATTCAAGTGTAAGGATTTCATCTTCAAGGTCTTGAGGATAAGAGATCTGGTGTTCCCCGTTATTGTGGACAATCTTAAGGTTCTTAACTAAATCGACAGGCCAGTCATAATCTAAGGCATGGTCTTTAAGGCGCTGCGAATATGCCTCTGTGATGTGCTCTTCCGCTTTGTTGATAAGCGAGTTAAAATACTTGCTGACACCTGTGCTAGCCATTTTTGAAGAGTTTCTTAGAGAGAAGGTAACCCGCTGCAAAACCAATAACAGCTGCTTTCTTACCTTTGGCTGGGGTTAACCCAACTGCTCCCTTTACAAACTCTTCTTTATCGGCATCGGTTTCATACCGATTAAGCCGGTTAACTAAAGCAATCATTATTCCTCCATAGG